AACGCCGAGATTGCGCACGACCGGGAAATCCTGGCGACGTTGCGCGACAGCGAGCGCAATCTTGCCGTGAACAGTGACGATGGCGGCCGAGTGCCTGCGGTGATCAAACAAGGCAACGGACCGTTTAGCCCGTCGCAACTGCAACGGCCGTTCGGCGTCGAACGCAAAAAGCTCGATCCGATCGATCTGCTTTGCCGCTCGGCCGCCTTGCGATTGCTGGCACATCACGAGCACAAGTCGGCGATGGAGGTCACGCGCGCCCTCTATGGCAACGACGAGCCGCTAGCGGCGGTGGTCGATTGGCAGACCAGGGCGGCCTCGGCCGCAGCCATGACCACGGTGACCGGATGGGCGAAGGAGCTGGCGCAACAGACCGTCGTCGACTTCATGGAAATCCTGAAGGCGGCCTCGATATTCGGGCCGCTGTCGAGCATGGGCCTGGCGCTCGGGTTTGGCCGCAACGCCAAAATCCTCATCCCGACACGGTCGCGGACACCGACCATCGCCGGCTCGTTCGTCGGGGAAGGGTTGCCGATTCCCGTTCGCCAGGGTGCGTTCACGTCGCTTCCACTGACGCCCATGAAAATGGCGGTCATCACGACCTGGACGCGCGAGCTCGACGAGCATTCGATCCCGGCGATCGAGGGGCTGTTGCGTGATGCCGTCGTCTACGACACCTCGGTTGCGATCGACGCCATCCTGCTCGACGCCAACGCGGCGACGACGATTCGGCCCGCCGGCATCCTCAACGGCGTGTCTGGCCTGACCCCGACCGCCGGTGGCGGCTTTGCCGCGCTCACCGGCGACGTCAAGCAACTGTCGGGGGCGCTGCTCACCGGCACGCTCGGCAACGTGCGCAAGCCGGTCTGGCTGATGAACCCGCAACAGGTCAACAGCGCGGGCTTTGCCATCGCCACTGGCGCGGGCGTGTTCCCGTTCCGCGACGAGATCAGCCAGGGCCGCCTCGGCGGCTGGCCGATCATCCAGAGCGGCACGGTGCCGGCGGGAACTGTCATCGTGATCGACGCCGCGGACTTCGTCAGCGTGACGGGAGATGGGCCGCGGTTCGAGATCAGCGATCAAGCAACCCTACACATGGAGGACACGGCGCCGACCGATATCTCGACGTCGGGCACCGCGGTCGCATTCCCGGCCAAGAGCATGTTCCAGACCGACATGCTGGCCCTGCGGATGATCATGCCGCTCACCTGGGGAATCCGCCGCACTGGGACGGTCGCTTGGGTGGCTGGAGTCACTTGGTAAGGCCAAAGAACTCAACAGGAGCAAACACAATGAGCGACAGCGAACAGACGACAGCCGCGAAAAAGCGGCTCGCCGACGAGCGCGCGGCACGCGACAAGGCAAACGAGGCGCAGGCCAAGACGGCGGCTGGAATCAAACCCACGCCGACGCAGGAAGAGAATGACCTCGCCGCCTCGGGTGTCCACCTCATGGAGCACGAGCACGACGGCAGCCCTGAGGTGGAGCCGCAGACCAAGCAGGCCGAGGCCGGCGGGCGCGGCAGCTATAAGACCAGGACCGCGACGCCGTCAACATGACCGTCCGCGGTTTTCTTACACGAGTCGCCGCCCAGCTTGTCGGCAAGGGCGAAGGCCAATATCGGCCAGGCCCTTACTATTTGCCGGTCACCGGCGGGTGGTTGCCCGCCGGTGTGGCCGACAACTGGTGGCAGCAGGGCTATACGCCGGCCAGCCTCGGCAGCCAGTCGGCCATGGTCGAGGCTTGCGTCTCGGCCTATGCGCAGACCGTCGCCATGTGTCCTGGCGATCATTGGCGGCTCAACGACAAAGGCGGGCGCGAGCGCGTCAAGACCTCGGCGCTCTCGCGCCTGCTGCGCCATCCCAACGACTACCAGTCGATCTCGGACTTTCTGCTGAACGTGACGCGCTCGCTCTACCTCGAGGGCAACGCCTATGCGCTCGGGTTGCGCAACGACCGATTCGAGATCGACGAACTGCATCTGATGGACCCGCTGCAGTCCCATCCGCGGCTCGCCGCCAACGGCGACATTTTTTACCAGTTGCACGGCAATCAGGTGATCGAGAAACGGCTCGGCGCCGAGCCGTTGATCGTGCCGCAACGCGACGTCTTGCACGTCCGGCTGCATACAGTGCGGCATCGCTGGCCGGTGCCGCTGGTCGGTGAGAGTCCGCTCGTCGCGGCCCAGGGCGACATCGGTATCAACGCCGCGATCGAGCGGCAGCAGTTGGGGTACTACCTCAACGAGGCACGGCCGTCGGCGGTGCTCTCGACCGACCTGAAGCTCAAGCAGGAAGAGGTCCAGCAGCTGCGCGACCGCTGGAACGATCAAACCAAGGGCTTGCACCAGGGCGGCACGCCGATCCTGACGGCCGGTCTCAAGGTGATGCCGTGGGCGCAGAGCGGCAAGGACGCTTCCACCGTTGAGATGAAGAAACTATCGAACGAGCAGATTGCGCTGGCGTTCCGCATCCCGCTGCAGATCCTCGGCATCGGCGGCACCGCGTACAGCTCGACCGAATTGCTGATGCAGAGCTGGGTCGCGAGCGGGCTGGGATTCGCGCTCAATCACATCGAGGAAGCATTCGGCCTGCTGTTCGACCTCAAAGGCCAGCCCGACGAGTATGTGGAATTCGACACCGCCGCGCTACTGCGCTCGGCGATGAAGGACCGCATCGAGAGCCTGGCGCGCGGCGTGCAAGGCGGCATTTTCGCCCCGAACGAGGCGCGCGCGCTTGAAGGCTACGAGGCAGTTTCGTTCGGCGACGAGCCTCGCGTCCAGCAGCAGGTCGTCCCCTTAAGTCAGATCGGGAAGACACCTGCTCCGGCAGCGCCGCCTAGTCCTCCCGCGGCGCTGCCGGCCGCGGCGCCTGATGCCGCCGCCGATCCAACAAAGCCACCGCCACCCGCGCCCAAAAAGTCGGGAGCTGAATTGGCCGCTGCTTTCGCTCTCGCACTGAAGGCTGCCGCGTGATGGATGAAGAAACCATAACGGCGCTCGCCGCGGGCCTGGCGCCGTTCGTGCGCGAATGCGTGGCCGACGCCGTGTTCAAGATTGGTCTTGACCGCCAGGATGTCACGCTGCCGCCGGCACTGGCCGAGCAGACGGCAACCATAATGCGTCTGTTGCAGGAATTGCCGCCGATCATGCCGAGCGAAAAGACGGTGGCGCTGCCGCCGCGTGTGCTGCGGATCGAGCGTGACGAGCAGGGCGCGCTGGTGCCCATTTACGAAGAGTCATCGCCGTGATCATCAACCTGTCCGAGACCGCGAGTAATCTGATGCTGGACGCGCTGGCGCCGCTCATGGACGGCGGCAGTATCGAGCTGCGAGGCGGTGACCAAATCGTGCTCGCCGTGCTGAAGTTGTCCGACCCGGCGACCAGGGTGGCGGGTGGCGGTGAGCTCGTCTTCAACACGATTGCCGAAGAGGATGCGGCGCTGGCGCAAGGCAGCGCAACGACAGCGCGCCTGGTTGCCGCCGACGGCACCGAAGTCTTTTCCTGCGATGTGGGCGACGAGAATTCCGACGCCGTGATCAAGCTCAACACGACCAAAATTTACCGGAACGGCCCCGTGCGCATCCGGTCGTTCAGGCTGGCGATGCCTTAACTCGGATGATTGGAGAAGCGAATGGCGGTCAGCTACGTTGCTGCACTTCAGACGACACGCATGAATGCGGTGGTGACCGCGATCGATGTGAATGCTTCGCCCGCCACGCTGGAGATTGGCACGGCCGCAATGGCGGCAACGCTGGTGGCGATCACGCTCGCCGATCCAAGCTTTACCGTGGCTGGCACGCCTGCCGTAGCGACCATGGCCGGCGTACCAAAGTCCGGCACTGCGACCGGCACCGGCACCGCAGCGGCGGCGCGCATCAAGGACGGCGGCGGCAACGTCATTGTCTCTGGACTGAGCGTGGGGACGTCGGGAACCGACATTGTTCTCAATTCGGTTGCGATCACCGCCGCCCAGGTTGTGACCCTGACCGCGGGCACCATCACTCACTCGGCATGACCGACTCCCTCGCGGCTATCGAGTCTGCCGACACTACGGCACTGGCCGGCACAATCACGAAGACGTTCTTCAACCCGGCCCATACCTCCAGTTTCATGGTGTTGTCCAACACCAACTTGACGACGACGTTGGCAGGCTAACCCGGCAGGACGCTAGCGCGCATTCACCAGGCATTTCACCGGGCGGGTCTTACGGGACACCACGGTTGGTCGTGAGCACGAGACGTAGCAGGCGGACGAGGTGACACGTTCGGCGTTCGAACACCGGGACAGCGTCTTACGCTGGCACCGGCCGGCGCGGCCCGTCGCCGGGCCCAGGGTGTTGGGAACGTTTGATTCCCAGCACCCCCACCCGAAGCGCTCAGGCTGCCGGCACGTCGCGGCCGAGGAACGCGACCAACCTGACGATCGCCGGGGCGGCGTCGGCGACGTGCCGGGCCGGGCCGAAACAGCCGCCGCCGGGACGTACCGCTCGCCCATCTGCGCGGGCGAAGGCCAGGGACTCCTCAGCAGCATCCTCCGGCAGACCCGCCGGTCGCCCGAGAGCGTGGGCGAGATCCCAGCCGTGGGCCAGCAGGTCGTACATGCGGATCTTCAGCCGCTCCGCGCCAGTGGCGGCACCGAGCGGGCCCTGATAGGAGCGATCGAGAACGCCTGGTTGCCCAAACGCGTCGAGCAACACGGCAGCCGACTCCCGATAGGCGCGGGCAAGCTGGTCGCTCGGCACCCCGTCACCCCGTTGCGGCGGCGGTTGCTCAGCGAGCACGGCGGTGAACACCAGATTCTTGCCGACCAGATGCTCGACGAGCCGGTGCACGGTCCAGTCCATGCACTGAGTCGGCGCGGACCACTGGTCGGGTTGGATCGCATCGATCAGCTCGCCGACCGCGGCGAACGAACGAGCGAGTCGGTCGAGCTGGATTTCGTTGTCTACGGCCACGAGGCCACCTCTCACAGGTGGCGCCACCGGGCAAGCTGCCCTCAGGTCAGCAAACTCCAGGAGGCGCGGAAACGGTCATCGACACGGAACGTCGCACCTCCTTCCAATTCGAACGGTCGACGATGAGTCTGCCACATCAGCCGTGCGGTCGGGCCGAGGACACTCGGCGGCTTTCCTGCGCGCTGATCGACGTCTCACGAGCGCCGGGTGGGGACCTCGATGGGGCCCGGCCGCTAGCCCGAGCCCGCCCGAGTTATCGTCCACGCGATGAGCGACGTGTTCGCTGAAACGGAACCCAACGAGCCGGCGGGCGGCCCGCTGCCTCGCGTGGTGATCTACACGGACGGAGCCTGCAAGCGGAACCCGAACGGTCCCGGCGGCTGGGGTGTCGTCCTAGCCAGCGGACCGCACCGCAAAGAGTTGCACGGGGGTTCGCCCAGCACCACGAACAACCGGATGGAACTGACCGCCGTGATCGAGGCGCTCACCGCCTTGAAAGGGCCGAGCAAGGTCGAGCTGTTCACCGACAGCGAGTACGTCCGGAAGGGCATCACTGAGTGGATCCACAACTGGAAGAAACGCGGCTGGA